CTTCAACGTCAATACCATGTTGGCTTTGAGCGTCTTGAGCCGCTTCAAATGTCCAACGTGCTTGCAACTTACGTGACTTAGCTTCAACAGCTTGACGCAAGATTTGTACGCTGATTTGCTTACCACCGTTACCTTCAAGAGCCGCTGTATTATTAGCAGTGTAGCTTGAAGAAGATGAGTCAGCTTGTGGTGTACGTGAATATGCCTGTGCAATCAAGAACGGGCTTAATGCTTCTTGACCAGCTGTAACAGAAGTTGCGGCTGCAGAAGTGTCAGTCAATGACTGAGCATAACGTACACGTAATGTGTGGATTTGACCAACTGGTCCTGTCATTGGCTGAACGCCTACCAATTCGTTAGCGATAACGGTTGGCATAACACGACGGATAACAGGTAGAATAACACGGTTTAATGTAGCGATGTTACCTGCAGTTGTAGTACCAGCTGAAGATTCAGCAAGTAACTGTTTTTTGGTGTTTTCTAAAATCACACCCATTGTTGAGCGGCGAGTACCCTTAAGGCCTTCTAGAAGGGCTTCTTTGGTCTCGTCCCAACGGCTTTCTAATAGAACTTTTGACATTTTATATTTCTCCTAAATCTATGTCTTTATAATTAAAGCCCTGCCAGACGCTTGATATCGATAACGTTATCACGTTCTTCGGTCTCAACAACATCTTGTTTGGCAGATTTATCACCAGTAATTTCACTAATCATCTTTGACTCTGTTAAAGATGGCTTTACAGCCTTCTTTTCAGCGCCAGTGTTTAGTACTGCTGGTAGATACTTATCGAAAGTAGCTTGCAGTTTACCTGTTTGCACACTCTCTAGTAAGTTCTTCATTACGGTTGCTTTTTCTTCGTTCAATGAACCAAGTAAATCAGCCATAGTCTTATCACGTAGATTAGACTCTTTTATAATGCGAACTTCACGTTCTTTACTTTCAATCAACTTTTTAGATTGATTAATAGTTTCGATGGATTCAGCCAATTGAATATCTTTTTGTTGAAGTTGTGTTATTAACTTGCGTGTTTCTGCTTTCTCATTTAAATGAGTAACAGAGAACTCGCCTGCAAAACTTTCAAAGATACGGCGACCAAAGTTGTTTTCTTTTGCAACTTTAATGTCTTCTTTCAACTGACCTAACTCACCCTTTAACTGACCTGCTACAGCAATAGACAATTTCTTAGCACTTTCAGTCACAAAGCGTGACTTTAATGCTTCTAGTTGTCTACGACCTTCAGCAACTAACTTAACCTTAGCTTCAACAACTGCTTGTTTGTCCGTAGCGAATTCTTTAATTTCGCGGGCTAAAGCATGAACAATAAATTGCTCTAACTTTTGCTGACTTTCTTTAGCAACAATGCGGTCAGAACGTAATTCTTTAATTTCTTCGGCTAGTTTAGTAACCATGAAATCATTGAACTTAGTTGCTGATTCACGTAGTTTTTGTTGTGCGTTGACACGGTCTTCGTTCATTGCTTGTTTTTCAGCACGGAATTCTTCAATCTCGTCTGATAAACTGTCTGTAACCATCTTGTCAAGGGCTTCAACCATCACATGTCTATCATGTTCGTAACGTTGTGCAAATTCCTCGCGGAGTTCTGCACGAACTTGTTCACGGGCTTCGTTTAACTTAGATTCCCAGGCTTCATTTAATTGTTGCCCAATGTCTTCATTTATTAGACCGCTCTCAAGTAATGGTTTGATAGCATCAAACATGCTTATTCCCCTTTATTTGATTTTGAGGTCTTTGATGAGGCGCATTACTTCCTCTTTCAAAAACTTCTCTACTTTTTTATTGCCCTGTGCGTCTTTTGCAATATCCAACAACTTATGACCATGCTTCATATTCATCATGCCTTCATAAATTGCTTTAGGATACGCATTTGGTGCGCTTGGTTGAGCAACAATATCCACAGTGACTATTTCAAAGTCACTGACACGGCCGTCCATATCGTTAACGTTTCCGCTACCTCTACTAGACACACCTAGTTTGACACCACTCTCCAACATGGTAGTTACTAACTGACCCATTGGAGTTGGTAAAATCTTTAGTTTGCCGAAGCCATTAGCTCCGTCCATCCACATAGATGTAATCATATGTGATACACGGTCTAAATTAATCTTTAAATCATCCGGATGATCCACTTCTCCTAGAACTGAATATCCTTCTTGAATCTGGTTGTTCAATGTCTCTACGGCACTTTCAATTTCAGAAACAGGGTAAACACGCTCATTAGCGTTTTTTACCCCACCCTGAATGAAGATACCCTTCATATAAAGGCTCTTCAAGCTACCTTCACCTGAGCTTTCGACTACCATACCGGCTCTGTCGAAAGTCAGATGTTCTTTGAGATACAAAGCCATTCTCTCAGATTCCTTAGATGCGGCGCTTTGCTGGTTTACGTGACTCAGCTACTGGGCTACGTACTTTACCTGCTTCGTCTTTAGTGACTGGCTTTGGTGCAGACTCTAAATCAGCGTTGTTCTGTGCAGGAGCATTCTTCCAATTGTTAGCATCTTTTACAGATGTTTCACCTTTAGTATATGCATTGCTAGGTCCTTTTGGTCCTGTCGGAACTGTTTCAGAAGCACCAGAGAATTTAACTGGCTTGCTATCCATTCCTGCTTGACCGCTATTGACTAATGTTGGGCTCTTTGTTTGAACTCCATTGTCACCGTGCGTAACAGAAACTTTCTTCAATGCAATAGCTTCCATCATTGCGGCTTCTGCGTCACCAAATTCTTCGTCAGAAGCAAATTCTTCTTCACCGTCGTCCATGTCCATACCGTCGTCCATGCCATCATCGCCCATGATGTCTTCAAATTCTGCCATTAATTGGTCTAGTTTATCTTCTAGGTCAACTACACGGTTTTCTAAATCACCTTCTTCATCGTGACCTGCTTCTAAATCGTGAGTTTCGTCTTCTCCTTCTTCTTCAGCTTCGTCATCAAATTCGATATCAGCTTCGTCATCTTCTTCGTTCATGCCTTCTTCTTCAACGTTAATTTCGTCTAGTAAGTCACCAACTTGACCGCCCATACCTTCTTCAATGCCTTCTTCGTCCATCATAGATTCATAAATCTCGCGGGATTTTTCAACTACGATATCGTGAAATAAAGCTTTAGCTTGTTCTTCGTTCTCATTGATGATAAGTTCAATAAGTTGTTCAAATTTTTTGTTGTCCATTGTTGTCTCCTGAATGTGAATGGCTTTGTAGAATTATTTAGTGGGTATCATAAAAAAGAGCACAATAAGTGCTCATTTTTTACGTTTTTGGCAGAGATACTGATTTATATAGTAGGAGTTGCACCATCTTGTGTATTTTGCACTCCATATTGCTCATGTACTTTTTTCAAGTATTGAGCTTTTTCATAATTTCTAACATCATTCATCTTACGTAATTTGCGTATTTGTTTTAATGTTAATTTAGTTTTTCGGCTTTCTTTCCATTTAGGTTTACTATTATCAGACTCTACGTCTTGATAACCTGGAATAGCCGGTTCAAACATTTCAAATAATTTCATATACTTATTTATGCTGTTAGTCCACCTGCTGGAGCCGGCGTGCCTGGTCCACTTGTTGGGGCATTACCTACAGGACCTGCAACATCTAACCCTTCGTCACCTTCTGGTGGAGCTTCCATATCTGTTGCAAGTTCAGTATCTGCATCAATATCACCAGGTGATATACCAATACTGCGTAAGTCTTTACCTTCTGGATCAATATCAGCGTCTTTGTTGTTTTCTTCACGCCACATTTTTTCGTTTTTAGCAATTTCTTCTTCAGTTAATCCTAAGAAACGTTCTAATGCGAAACGCTTAGAGATATATGGATATTGTTCAATTGCAGTGAATGAACCAATACGTGCAGTATCTAGTTCACTTTGACGATAAGCGGCAAAGTTTTGTGGTGGATTGAATTCTAAAGTGAATAGACCACTATCAATATTAAAGCCTCTCCAACGCAAGAATAGTTTAAATTCTTCGTCAAGCTTTTGGCTAATGTACTTTTGTAATCGTTCACAGTATTGATTGAAACGGAACTCTTGAATCATTGCTGTACCAACACGACCGTCACTCATAGGAGTAGGATTGTCATCTGGTCCAGTTGGAAGATAGCTACTTGGCACACGTAAACCACGTGCTAATCTGTTGTTAAAGTAACGCAAGTCATCAATCTCACCCAAATTTTGTCCGCCGGGCAACACTTCAACACTTGATCCTCTTCCGTCAGCAGTTACTGGAAAGAAGTAATCTTCATTCATCGACAATGGGTTATATGTAGCGTCTACAATTGATTGTCCGCCATGAGGCGATGGTATTCTACGCTGGTGAATTTCGTTTTTAATACGCTCAACGAATGCCATAGCCATATGACTTGGCATGTTACCAACGTCAATCTTGAACATTCTACGCTCAGGAGCACGTTGAACACGATAGATAAGAACAGCGTCTTCCAATAATTCTTTTTGCTTGTAAACTTTAAAGATGTTCTCTAAAATACTTTGACCGAAGGGCCAGAAACGATCCAGACCCTCCGTTAAACTTAGATGAACTATATGTTTAGCATCTATGGCTGACTCGCTCTGACCCAAAGTGAATCGACTACCAGTAGTGTTATATGGCATAGCAGGTACTGTATAACCACCACCTGCGCCACCACCACCAGTGCCACCAAAACCAGTTGCTGGATTAGCGGCAAAGTCTGTGTTTGTTTTCTGTGCTACAGTTAAATTCTGTAAGTTGATATTAATGTCTTTAATAACATATTGTTCGGGCTTCTTACCTTCACTCTCGTTAACAATAACCTTAATGATTTTAGTCATATCAACCCAGTATAACTTAAAGTTTTCTGGGTCACGCACAAATACTTGATCGCCGTACTTGATAACGTTACGGAAAATCTTAAATGTTCTAGTATCGAATTCGTTTAGTTTAGACCACTGTTGCAATTGAGTTTTTAATAACTCTACTTCATGCGGTGTGGGTTCGTCTTTAAAATCTAAGTTAAACGGAGTTTTATTATGGTCGTTCTTTTGTGTGCTGAACTCGCTTATAATATCCAAACAAGCATTAACTTCAGCATCAACGTCCATCATTTCATATTGATTATAACGTTCAATACGATTTGGGTGACCTGTATAAACTTCAGGAAGTCTACTTTGATAATTTCTATAGCCCCACTCAGTGTTATTCCAGCCACCTGTTGAGGAGCCATTTTGTCCAGGACTACCGTTCCACGCACCAGTGTTACTGTTAACACCTGATATTGGACTCGAAATACCTGTCCTGTTTACAAATCGTTTTTTATATGTCATATGTTCGGCTTTATCTAGTATTTAGTGTTATACCCTTGAATACTTTAATAATTGCTCTTGTGTATCATTCGATGTACTAAGCATAGTAATCATTGTATCTAGTTTTTCAGCCAACATAGTAAACACTTCCAAAGTCAAACCATTATTTTCAGGGGTGCTATTTGTAGTAGCAGTGTTTTGATTAGCCATTTGCATGATTTGATCAGGCGTAGATGTTAGCATTTTTGCAATAATGCTATTAGGATCTAACGGGGCAACCAATTCATTACCGTGCATCGCAACAGGGTAACCTGTATTCGGTCCACTGAATATGCCGCCTTCAGCTGCCTGAGGTAGTTTATCCATTGGAGTTGCTGTATTGCTCGCTACATTTGAAGTAGCAGACTGCGGTGATTCTCCTATGTTTTTTATATTATCCGATACTTTACCTGAAGCAATTAATTCACCTGCTTTATTAATTTTATTTGACATCAGATTATAAACTTCTTGCAACGTGCGAATTTGTCCTTCTTTATTATAGAAGATGCTTCTATTTGCTTGCAATGCTTTATCATCTGCACCTTCTGACGCAGGTGCATTTGGATCTTTTTGCATTGCATTTAAGAATTTAGTCGCACCGCCGGCGCCTAAAAAGTGAGCCATGTACATATCAGCATCAGATGCATCTTTACCGGTACCTTTTTCTAACTGGCGTCTTTGTTGTTTAGTAAAATATGACGCAACTTCTTCTGCTTTCTTTGGGTCAAACCTATCTTCTAATGAATAGTTAAGACCCATTTGTTTAGTCATCTGTTTCCAAGTACCTTCAGTAAACTGGAACAAACCTGCGGCACTTGAAGTATCTGCTTTTGCATTAGCTTTTCCAGCGGACTCTACTTGCGCTACTTTTTTCAAATAACTAGTATCTGAACTTCCACTCCCGCTTCCACTAGTCATACCCAATCTTCTAGATTCGGCTGATGACTGGGTACCTGCTGACTCAGCAGAACTAGCCGATCTAGAAGTTATATCTCGTTGGTCTTGTTGCTGTACCGCCCTACTGCTATTTCTACGCATTACGGCCGCTTGTTGAACAGTAATTTTACCTTCTTCTAATTGCTTTCTAATGTGATCTTCGTCAAGCTTATTTTCTTCTGTAGTTAATTCAATTTTCTTTTTTTCTAAAGCTAGTAATTTCTCTTGTGCTTCTTTTTTAATTCGATCATCTGTTCTATTACGAGCATTTTGTGCATCTATGTCCGCTTGTAATTTTTTTCTGTTAGCTTCACCAACTTCTTTACTAGCCTCTTCAACTTTCTTTTCTAGAATGGCTTTTTTAGCAACATCTTTTTCTTCATTTGCTTGCTTTTTTAAGTCTCTAAACAAATTCATTTTTGTTTTAACTTCTTCATCTGCGAGTTTGCGTTGGTCTTCTAGGCTCTGCTTATATTTTGCAGGATCAGAGATAGCAGCCTTAGCTTTTTCTATTTCATTAACAGTTTGGTTTAATGCAAGTGCATTTTTTTGTTGTTTTTCTGCAATATCATCAGATGATTCGAACATTTTAGCTAGATCGGTACCAAACAATTTATCAGAATAAATTGCCATACCTTTCATTACACCACTCATTACTTTCATTAACTTTTCAAATGCACCAGTAACCGGACCATTCAATAGTCCAACAATCGCATCTGCACCCAATCGTGCTCTACGTTCTGCTTGTTCTTGTGCATTACGTGCGGCTTTTGCAGGATCAGTTGTTCCTTCTTTGAGTGCTTTTTCTCTGGCTTTGCGTTCTTCTTCCCGCATTTCTGCAATTACTTCTGGACTCTTACCTCGGAATTTTGCTTCATTTTTTAAAGCGTCTAGGCTATAAGCAAATGATTTACCAACTTCTTTGTTTTGTATTACTGCTTCACCTAAATTCTCACGTGTTCGTTTGGTTGCTTGAGCCATCATTAGGTCGAAATCATATACTTGTTTATCACCTTTTTTAACAGCATTAATAAATTCTAATATCTCAGGTGCACCGCTAGCAAAACTAGCACTTAATTCATTAAAGTTTCCAGTAGCTATCATGCTCTGAACTCCGGCAAGTTCTTCACCTTTCATAAATGTACCTGCAAAGTCTACTAATGCCGCAGTTCGTTCTCTTTCACCCTTTATTGAATCTGCTTGAGCAATCATTTCTTTATTGCCTTCAGCAAGACCTCTGCTACGTAGTTTTTCTTCTTTGTCTTGTAACAATGCTAATCTAGTTTGTACTGCTAAATCGGCACGTGCAACTTCTTGCGCTTTCTTTGCTTCATCAACTGATAAACCAGTAATCGCAGATAAATCCATTAGATAGTTAGTATATTCTAATGTAGTTCTTTTTAGTGTGCCAT